AAAGCGTTTTGCTTAGAGTTAAACGTTGTCCAATCCGTACTTGATAACAAGCCGTTTTGCGAGCCGCTAGCCGTTGCAATTGCCAGCGTAATCGTTCCGCTACTTGTTACTGGAGTCGAGCCAATGGTTACGCCGCTAGTCGCTGAGGACAAGCCTACAGAGGTAACCGTTCCCACGTTAAACGTGCGGTTAGCGCTTAAGTCTTGAGTCGTTCCGTTAATCGTTATCGTTCTACTTGTTGGAACGTAGCCGCTTAAATCTGGCGAGTAATTTGGAATATTTAAGGTACTGCCTACCAAAGTAGCCGCGCCACTTGAGCCAGTAGTTGTAAGCGTTAAAGCGTTCTGTTTTCCGTTAAATGTAGACCAATCCGCCGAACTTAATGCGCCTCTATTTGTCGCCGATGCAGTAGGCAAATTAAACGTGTGCGTTGCCGTTGCGCTGGCAATGTTAAAGTCCGTTCCAGACGTTCCAACCGCAAAACTTTGTACCTGAGCAGTTAAACCATTTAAAGCCGTTAAACCAGTCGTAAACGTGGTAATAATTTGGCATAAATGATTGTTTTCAGTATGCATCGTAATTGTACGGCCTGAATGCGTAACGTAATAACGAACCGCAAGCCTATCTGTTAAAGCCAAAGTCGTTGTCGGTACTGCAAGAGTACTGAAATAAGCCGTTAATGTCGTGCCAAAAGCTATAAACTCAGGCGAGCCACTATTTGAAGCAATCAGCGTGAAAGTAGTCCCATCGTACTTATAAAGCTCAACGTAAAAGGTTGGAGTACCTCCGCTACTTGACGAACTAAAGTAGGTTTCAAAGTTCCAGTTACCTCCGGGAATCTCCAATAAATTTGGGTCGCCAGCATCTGTTAAAAAAGAAGCAATGTAGCCGTCTGCATTAATTGTAAAATCCGTTCCAGCTCCCAAAATGGGAACCTTGCTCAATTCCTTATAAGCAACTCCGCCAATTGTACCTTGGTTAATTGAGCCGTTCAAATAATAGCTAATAGACGAACCGCCTCCGCTTGCCTCTGGGAAATCCGCCAAAGAGCCATCGCCTCGAATGTATTGCGCAACCGTTCCCGCTCCGCTCAAAATTTGCGATTCAGTAATTGATAAACCAGTAGAAGCCGCGGCAATTGTTACGGGTAAATGGTTCTGGCCTGTTCCAGCTGGGTCGGTTGGACTTTGTCCCTCGGAAACTACAAAGCCGGGGGAAGCTGGTTTGCTTCCTTCCCTTACTACGCTCGCTCTGTATTTGCTAATATTAACGTCTTCCATTTATGTCGTTGGTTCAATTCCTAAGTCGTAAAGCTCAATTTGTGCGGTTCCAGTTCGGCAATCTAATTGGTAACTCATTAGCGCCCAATATCGTCCGTTATACAAAAACGAGCGCCAAGGTTCGATTGGTCTACGTTCTAAAGTTGCCAAAATTCTGTAATTAGTTCGCCCTTTCAAGTTAGCTAATTCTTGTATTATAATGTCCAACAAAGGTAACGATTCTACTCCATCTCGGCTCCATTCCTCAGTTACTGGATTGTTAGCGATTAACAACTGCATTGCTGAGGCTGAATTGCTTGTTATCGCGTCTCCAATGTAAGTATTATAGTCTGGATGCACGTTTGCGTAAGGCGAACCAGTAATACCTTTAACGCCTAATTTAGAAAGCGATAATCCGTCCGTTTTTTCAATCTTTAGCGAAAGGTTATCGTATCGGATAACGTAACGATTAGCCGTTCCTCCGTTGCAAATCAATTGGTAAAGCCTAATCTCAACTTCGCCATCAACTGGGACTAAAACGTTATTAATTGCAATGCTATTCCAAACAGAGCCAGCGGTAACCGCGAACTGCATAACCGTAGCCGTAGAAGTCCAATCGAAAGTCGTGGTGGTATCTCTATATAAATACTGATTACCAATTTTAACCATTAACCCAACGGAATGCGTTCCAGCAGCTGGAGTAATTGGAAAATCACCAACTTTTTCGACCATATATTCAAAGGTCAAAGAAATGGTATTGGCATTTTCTTGCGCAATTGTAATGGCTCCGCCTGTGGTATTTGTATTTGCAGAAATGTAGCTAATATTTGGGTCGCTTGCTCCAGCCGTTGTGGTTGTTGTCCAAATCTGGCAATATTCGCCGCTAGAATCCGCAACGTATTGCACCAAAGCCGTTGCACCACTTGGAACGCTTGACGGCTGCAAGCTTGGTATCGCATTATGGTAATCCCAAAGCTTTAATTGGTAAGTATTTGGGTAAGGCGAAGCAGCGTTATTTAAATTCCATTCCGCTGATAAAAACTTAGCATCGAAAACGCCTCCTTGGCTATCTCTATCCAAAACGCCTAAATTTAGGAAAGCGTTGAACTCTGTAAATACCCTTCTTGCCGTTTCCTCTGGTCTATTTATATCCGCGTTAATATCGTCTCCATTAACAATGTTTTCGCTCACTAAAAGCGATTGGTTAGGGTCAAATACGAAAGCTTGGTAGCTAATTTTATTATACTCATTCAAACGGATAACGTAAAACTTGTCTCTCCATAAGAATACGCGAGCCAAGAAAGGATTAACCATCCGCTCAATAGTATCTTTTAAATACAATTGCTCGTTTTCGATTCTTACTCCATTGGTAAACTTAGCCGTCTCTCCATCGGTAAAAATTGCGTTTAAAGGGACGTTAAATTGTCTAAACGGGGTAATCGCATCGTCCATTCTAGTTTCGTGAATGTTAACGCCAACAAATACGTCTCGCTTATCAATATAGCTTTGATTTAAGGCACCAACTACAGCGGAAAGCGCTTGAGTTCGTGGGTCTGGCCAGCTAGAGAAATTTGACCTAATAGAATCTAAACCTTTCAGTCCGTCAATTGCGGTAAACTCAAATAGTTTAGGCCCGCTTTTAAATTGAGAGGTAATAAAGTCAGGCGCAATAAAACCAGTAAAGAAAGATTGGATTCCTTCAAACAAAAGGTAGTTTATTCTGTTTGTGCCACCTTGACCAACTGCAACAAATGTATTATTACCAAAAGCAGCACCCAAAAAAGTTGTATTTGATACTGGCAATCCTGTCCAATTTATTCCGTTTTCAGAATAATAAATTCTATTTACGCCAGTTTCAAAAACTGCAATAAAATATCCGTTTCCGTAAGTTATTGCTCTAGGTGATAAATTTGCTCCAGTAGGAATCCAATTTATTCCATCTGTTGAATAATGGTAACCTGTTGTAAAAATTCCGTTTTGATAAAAAATAGTAGTACTCCCAAAACCAGTACTTAAATCATTCCAACTAATTCCATCATAAGAAATTATAAATGTTGCTGGACTTGCAATTGTAGTTGCTACCCAAACTCCTCTTCCGTATGTAATACCACTTAAACCGCCAACACCAGCTGGCATTGTTTGTAATGTCCAAGTAATAGCATCTGGTGAGGTCATAATCGCTCCAGACGTGTAACTATTTAAAGCAATTGCAACCCATAATCCATTTCCATAGTGTAAATTTCCATAAATATCGTTTGAGGCTGGTGTTCTGCTTGTCCAAGTTAATCCATCTACAGATGTAAAAACATATGCAGTTGGCGTAACTCCACCCACATAACCAACAGACACAAATTGACCATTTCCAAAAGCAATTTGACTTGCAAAAAATCCGGGTACTCCAATAGAAGTCCAATTTATTCCATCTGTTGAATACCAAATAAGTTGGTTAGCGCTTGGTAATGCAATAAATTTGCCGTTCCCGTAAACAACTGATTTAAAGTTATTTGTATTGTTAACTTGTTGCCAATCCGTTATATCGTTATTAGTACCGATTTGACTTAAAACTACTTTCCAAGTTCGGTTGCCGCCAACTAGAAACTCGTTAAAATCTCCAGTCTCGCCAGCAATTGTAAAATCAACAGAGGAGCCTATAATCGTCTCTAATGGGTCGTTTCCTGTATTACCCCAGCTGTAAGTTATGTCGTTAATTTGGAGCGGCGTAACGGCCCCAGAATAGCCTTGTTTTTGTATTTGCAAGTCCCAAACATTACCGCCGTAGTTAGTCGCGTAACCGCCTTGGTATTTTAATCCGTAATCGTTAATCGGTACGTTTTGACCAGTTAAAACGACATACATTTTTGTATCTGCGCTTGGCATCGTAAAGCTAAACGAAAGCGCTGAGGATAAGAAAGTATTACCCGGCGAAGTATACCACATAGCTGCGTGGAATCCAGCATCTGGAACAACTGCAATTGTTAGAGTTGCTCCCTCTGTGTAAAATTCTAAAGGAGCTACTCCGTTAACTGTAATTGTGCCAAGTCCTTCACGAACTGCAAGCAAAAGCCTATAATCGTTCATTATCCTTTATTTATCCTGTTATTTGCTTGTCCAAATACATAAACCAAGTCTTGGCCTCTAACTACCAATTCACCGTTCAAATCTCTTTGAGCTGCAAACATTCCTCCTTGTGCGCCACCGCCAGCAAATTGACTACCTCCTCCAACTCCGCTAGAACCTACAGATCCACCTCCTCCGCCACCTCCTCCGCCACCTGGTCCTTTTTTACCAAGTGAACCGATAATTCCAGAGATTGCAGTTAAGGCAACGCCTGCCGCAATTGCTAAACCTCCAGATGGGATAGCAGTAAATGGATTAGACAAACCAATTGAAGCTTTACCAAAGGCAATGGTTGCAACACCGTACGCAATCAATTGCTCTCCAAATTGGCCTAAGAATTTCCCGAATGATCTTAATACAGATTGACCAACCGCCTGAATTACATTGCCTCCAGCGGCTAAAGATTCGCCAATTGTATAACCTAAATCTACAAATGCATTTGCTAAATTATTTTGTAAAAGATCACGAACGGTAAATGCAAAATCTGAAACTCTTTGCTCAAAATCAGTAAATTTTTTAGGATTTAGAGCAGTTTCTAGTTGTTGAATAAATGGTAAAGTGTTTTGAACTTGCTCACCAAATTCTGCGTCATTGATTTTTATTTTTACTTCTTTATCTTGAATCTTCTTAAGATTATCAGCAAATTCTAAAGCTTTTGTTGATGTGTTAGTAATTTCCTCATTAGCTTTAATAGACGCATCTCTAAATTGATAAACAGAAAACGTATATTGATCCCAAGCATTATCGCCAGTAACTTCTGGAACTAAACCAAGTGATTCATTTCTGGTTAAAACATTTCCAATTGCCTTTTCGTAATCTTTTGCCGAAAATGTCAGTTTATTTGTTAAATTTTCAGCGGTTTGAATACCTAAATTATAATCATCCCAGCCCTGAGAATATTGTTTTAATTTTTCCTTATTAGCATCAATTTCTTTACCTGTGTCTTTTACAAAATTCGCGCCTTTTGAACTTTGCTCTACAATTTGAGACTCAATAAATAATTGCTCCTTTATGATTTTATTTCTATCCTCAGCACTTTTTAATTGCTCCTTAATCAATTTATCGATATTCATCTGAATAATCATTGCGTCGTCATTCTCCGCAGTAAATTGACCCGCAACCCTAGCTCCAGCGTCTACCTTATTATTTATGGCACTTTGTAGCTTTTCTCTTAATTCTAATATTTTGTTTGCTCTATCCTCTTCTTGTAACCTAAGAGTTAAAAGGTCTCCAGCTTTTTTATCTAATTCAGCGGATAAAGCTTTAGCTTTTGATAGGGCAATAATATCATTTGTCAAATTCTGGTAAGATTCCCCAACCTTACCAGTTAATATTTGTTCGTCGGTTAAACTCTTTAAATATTCAGGATATTGTTTTTTTAATTCATCTACTGCTTCTAGTCTTTTTTCTAAAGAAATATTGGTATTTTCAGCTTGTATTTGTAATAGTTTAAAATTTGATATTTCTTTTTGAGCGCTAATTTGACCCTCTAAATTGGCTTTTGTAACGCCTTGTAATTTTTCTCTATATTCATCTAGGCTTTCGCTTAATGATTTAGCTGCCTCTTCAGATTTGAAAAAAACCTTGCTGTTGAAGAGTCAATATAGTTGTTAAAGCTGATACACCTAAAATTAAAAGATTCCCAGAACTTAAAATTTGAGCTAGAGCTGATCCTAGTTTGGTTTTTAATGAATCTCCTTCTTTACCTAAACCTGAAAAAGATTGAGCCAATTGAGTAATGTTGTTACCAACACCGATAATCCCAAAAGGAGCATCTTGAATTACTCTAGCAAAATCTATTCCTATAGTATTGTATCGACTAGTAGCTTTTGTTAAACCATCAACTTTAGGAGCTGTTGCTTGTGCAGCATTACCTAAATTATTAAGTTGTGATGTGGCCGCAGCAACACCACTTGCTACACCAGCAACGTTTGCAACAACGTCAACTTCTATTCTTGGATTTGACATTTCTTTCTAGTTTAGATGCAATTTCTAACAATTTCTTCGCTTTAGCAAAGTCTTGAGGAGTAGACTCCAATGGCTTTATTTTTTTATCCCAAGGTAAAGGCCAAATTTGTTCTTGGGAAATATTAGCTCCTTTCTTTAAATGTGGCTGTAAGCCAATTATAGCGTGAACTCGCATTGATTCAACCAAGTCTTTCTGATCTATTTCGTGGCCTTTAACTAAAGCCTTTAACTCTTTTCGTGATAAAGCAAAAAGCTGATTATAGGGGATTTTTGTTCGCCCTACAATCAGCATTAAATTTTCTCTAGCGGAATAAGCTTCTTCTTCGTCTTGTTGGTACTCAGTTAAATTTTTTTTTTCTTGGCTTTCACCAAGCCCAAGCTCAATCAACAAATCAGCTAAGACATCGTTAAACAACTTCATTACGTCTTTACCTTCAATCCAAATCTTTAACTCTTCCAATGTTACAGGAGTTGTTCCTTTACGAACGCAAGCAACCTTGTGACACTCAATCAAAAGAGCATAAATCATTTCGATTTTAGGGATTGCTTGTCCGCTAAATGCTTCTGCAATTCCTTGCCCTGTAAAATCCTCAAAGTTCGCCAAAGCGCCCAAATTTGGGTAAAAGAAAATCTCTCCCTCTTTGTAGGGAGCTGAATGGTACTTAGCCATATATTTTGTTTAGGTTGGTATTACGCTAATTACTGGAGCGCCAGCAAAGTCGAAAGTTCCAGAGAAAGATACTTGAGAGTTTCTTTCCGCAGTAATTTCGATTGAGTTTAATTGCGCGTCAACAGTAATGATTTTGTCGCCTGATTCAGTACCTCCAAAAACCAATTCAAATACTTTTCCGATGTCTTCCATCAAGTCAAAAGCTGAAAGGTTAGAGGCTCCAGTTGAAGCAAAATCAAGATCTCCAGAGAAAGAAAAGGAGCCAGATTTGTCACCGCCTTCAAGTCTAACGCCATAATCACCAGTACAATCGTTTCGAACGGTTACGGATTCATTGGAAATAGAAACTGACGCGGAGGTTTTACAAACGACAGGAAGAGAGTTCCACTCGAATGTAAAGAAATTGCCTAATTGATATGTTGCCATTGCTTATTCGTTTTAACAAATATACATAAAATTTTAATTATCAAGACACGAAGAAAATATCCAAGGTATAAGACAAGATTTTTTGATAAGCTATTTGGCTAGATCCTTGCTCAATCTGTACCCTAGAGAAGTTTTTTCTAATATTAATAGCTTGCAAATCCACTGGTAATGTCAAATAATCCAAAGTCATTTTCTGCTGAATAGCATTGGAGATGTTTTCTGATAATTTTTTACCTCCACTACCTTGCGCAAATTTTGTAACAATGCTAATCTGAAATGTTACGTTTTGTCTAATAGAACAATCGTTGTTTGTTGTTTCAGCTTCATTCTGATCAGTAATCAAAACATAGGATTGAGATCCTTGGTAAACCGCTGGATTAATTCCAGGTGGTAATTCGGTA